TTAGGTCGCTTTATGTAATCGATCTAACCGCTATCCTTGATATTGCCAGTATCAAAAATTGTAAATATCATAGACAGGCCTTTGTCCCTCGCTCCAAACAAAAAGGTAACAAGCGGAGAGCATTTTTTAGTGATAGCTCTCCTCAAAAGAAGGAAGCACGAAGGTGTCAAAAATGACACAGACAAAGATAAGTAAAGAAGTAGTTAAAGAAGTAGCAGCAGCAACAAGCGAAGTCCACGACACAAGGATTAGCAAGCAACAAGTAGATAAGTTGAGAGGTATGCCAGTTATAGAAACAAAGATAAGAAAGAGCGAAGATGGTAAATGGATTATTAGCGAAACAATAATCAAAACTATTAAGCCAGCAGCATACTACAAAGCAATAATGAACCAAGAAGGAGGTGACTCACAATGAGTTTTATAGAATACGCTGATAAATATGGTAGGATTTACCATGACATAGACATCAAAGACTGGAGTGTAGCAGAGATGAACAGATTGGGACTGCACAAAGTAGACGAAGAGTGGTAAGTCGCTTACTTCTTTTTTTTTATTTGCTCCTAAGAATGCCTAAATCTCTCCCTTATGATTCCGAGATTCAGTTCCAAGAAGACTTGCTAAGCGTATATTCTTGGAATAAGATAAACACCCCTTTGTTTCCTATGGAACATTAATATGTTCTCTACTATACTATACTATACTATACTATAAGTATATATATAAGTATGTATTATGAGGTAGTAGGGTGGCATAAGAGATGATGAAAACAAAAACAACAACAAGCATAACAATAGATTTAGACATTTACATAAAAAGCAAACAAAAAACAGACTTCAACCTAAGCGGAACAGTAAACGAATACCTAAAAACAATATTAATGAACAAAGAAGAAGACATGAAAATACTAGAGAAAGAAGTAGAACAAGCAAAAAACAAAGCAACAATACTAGAACACGACTACAAACAAAAAATGATAGCCGCAAGCGAACAAGCAGCAAAAGAACTCTCTAAAGAACAAAAAGAATCAGAGGCTGAGCTTGACGCTGTTCCAATAGGAATGTCATTCCAAGCAAAACTAGAAAGAGAAAAACTATTCAAAGAAAAACCAGAACTAAAAGCTAAGTGGGAAGAAAGATGAAAGACTACCTAACTAAATGCGACATATGCGGAAGAAACACACTATGCGACAAATACCTACACATGGGAGAAAACTGGGACATATGCTACGAATGCCAAGAAAAAGACAAAAGCAAATGGTGGGCAAAACAATGAGCGTCGAGAAACTAGAAAGAGTAATGCAAAGAATAAGAAGAAAACACACAACCAACGAAGAAATAGACAGAGAAATAGTATACGACGCAATCATGCGAGAAATAGGAACAGACAACAGAACACTATACGCCAACCTTAAGGCCTTGAAGAGACTAAAATGGCTTAGAGCCAAAGGAAAGCGTACTGTCATCATTACCAGTGTTGATTTGGAGGAAGCATAATGACACACCCTATTGATAATGCAGCCTTAGAAGGATCTAGTTGCTTTAGTGCTTCGCAACTTGTTTGTATGGGGGGGAATGTGCGCCAAGTCAAAACAAAGCTAGTTAGTGTCGGTCAAGTGATAAATCTCTTGACTAACCTTCGTGAGTGGGCCCATCACTCGGTTACCTTCATTCGAGACTCTTCGGGGAAGGGCTTACGAATGAAACGACAATCAAGCTCGCTAATAGCTCACTTACTATCCAATAGTCTTGCTTTGCGCAAGTATATGATGGTGGGGAGCAAGCTCCCCACTTGGCGAGCAAGCTCGCCAACTTGGGCGTCTGCGCCCAAGTGTATGTGTATGTTAATGTATCAATCGAGTCTGATTGGTTTGAGTGAATATAAATATCCAGCCCTCGGAAAATTTTCCTCAGAATACTTGTTCCTCAGCCTTCGTGCTGAGCAAATTGGGGTGTCCTCTTGAAATTTTATAAAACTGCTAAGGGTCATGTTCGGGTTATTATGAATCCTCCTGTTTCGGGTGCTGCTCGTTATGATTCTTCTTTTGATTTGGATTTGGCTACTCCTTGCACTGAGTTTAATTTTGATGGTTGTGATTGTTATGGATGGTGATGGTTGGAAGTGGGATAATTGGCAGCGTGAGGTTCTTGCGCATGATGGTAGTATTACTCTTCGTTGTGGTCGTCAGTCGGGTAAGTCTGAGGTTGTTAGTCAGAAGGCTGTTGATTTTGCTGCTGTTAATGGTGGTGTTTCTGTTCTTATTATTGCTGCTTCTCAGCGTCAGTCTTCTTTGTTGTTTGAGAAGGTTAATTCTAAGATTCAGTCTGATTCTCGTGTTGATTATTCTGAGCGTCCTACTATGACTAAGGCTTTGTTGTCTAATGGTAGTAGGATTTATTGTGTTCCTGCTGGTCGGACTGGTTATTCTATTCGTGGTTTTACTATTGATATGTTGATTGCTGATGAGGCTGCTTATATTCCTGAGGAGGTTTGGGTTGCTGTTGAGCCTATGATTGCTGTTTCTCGTTCTCAGCGTGGTTTTGGTTATATTGTTTTGTTGTCTACTCCTGCTGGTAAGGGTGGTTATTTTTATAATTCTTTTACTGATAAGGATTTTCGTTCTTGGCATATTCCTATTACTATGTGTAAGCGTATAAGTAAGTCTTTTGTTGCTCGTAAGCGTCAGACTCTTTCTAAGTTGCAGTTTGCTCAGGAGTATCTTGCTGAGTTTATTGATGAGTATCAGCAGTTTTTTGGCACTGCGCTGCTTAAGGAGCGTATGTCTTTTATTGATTGGAGTATTAAGGAGAAGCAGAGCGATTCTTCTTTTTATCTTGGTGTTGATGTTGCTCGTTATGGGGGGGATGAAAATGCGTTCGTTATATGTGAGTTACATGGGAAGAATCTTAAGGTTGTCAAGTGTCATACGACAGAACGTGTCAGCACGACAGATACTATTGGTCGGATTGTTGAGTTTGACAGGATTTATGGTTTTAAGCGAGTTTTTATTGACGATGCTGGTGTCGGTGGAGGGGTCACTGATGTTCTTATTGACAAGCTCGGTCGTCGTGTTGTTGGATTGAACAACTCTAGTAAGCGTTTTGTTATGGCTGGCGAGGAGCATAAGAAGGGTATATTGAAGGAAGACCTTTATTCTAATGTTTTGATGTTGCTTGAGACTGGCCGATTGGATATGATTGATGACCTTGACCTTCTTCGTAGTCTTAAGTCTATTACTTATGAGTATAATGATGCTGGTAAGGTTAAGATTGGCGGTTCTTATTCTCACTTAGCAGAGGCTTTGGTTCGTGCTTGTTGGTGTATTAAGGATAAAGGCCTTAAGCTTTATTTGTTTTAGAGAGTTATGATTCTAGATCTTCACACCCCCTAGGGCTGATGAAGGTCTGACATCACAACGTCTTGATAGAAATGTTTATATAGGTGCTTTCCCATGAGGTATTTATCATGGCGCATGAAGGTATTTTTGCTAGTAGTGACGAGGTCTTAGTTCGTGCTGGTGAAAACTATGATACTGGTGTTACTGAGGCTCGTATTAATGATTTGTGCGCTCAGTCTGAGTCTTTTATTAATGTTATGACTCGTTACAATTTTAGTGATGCTTATAGTGGTTTGAATGCTGATGTTAAGAGGATTTTGTCTGAGACATCTGCTTGTTTGGCTGCTAATGGTGTTATTTCTTTTAATATGAGTGGTTTTACCTCTCGGACTGAGGCTGAGGATATGATTAATGTTAATCGTGACACTGCTCTTAGGAATCTTAGTATTTTGCGTGATAAGAAGGCTCAGAAGTTCATGGAGGAAGCCTGATGTTTGACCATGATTATGTTAATTATCCTGAGCTTACTAATACTGAGCTTGAAGTGTTACAGTTTAGCTCACCACACATGCAAATCACTGAGGATTTTCATGCTTTGGTTGTTAAAGTGCATGATGGTGATACTGTTACTCTTCGCACTAATTTCAGAGAGTTTGATTTTCCTCTTCGTTTATTAGATATTGACGCTCCAGAGTTGTCTGAGGGTGGTTCGGAGGCTAAAGAATGGTTAAATTCACAGTTACTTGGCGCAGAAGTCCAAGTTTTAATCGACTCGTCAAATCGTGTCGGCAAGTATGGTCGTCTTTTAGGTCGTATATTAAAGAATGGCTTAAGTATAGGTGATGAAATGCTTTATCTTGGCCTTGTTGTTCCTTTCGGTCTTAAGAATGAGGGAGCGGTTCCTTCTTTTGGTAAGTTGATGAAGGAGGCTGAAATCTGATGTTGTTTGAACGTAATCCTTTAGACGCTGATACTGGCTTGCAAAAGCAAAGATGGGCTCAAGAAGGTTCTACTCTTTGGAATGATAATGAAGGTATAAGTAGTGCTTCTGAAGAAACTATTTATAGTGTTCCAACTGGTAAAGTATTGTATGTAACTGATGTTGTTGTTCAAATAGTTAGTAGTAATACTTCTGCTAACGATTATGGTTATTTAGAGGATGGGAATGGTGGCACTCAGAAGTTGTCTATTGAAGCCCGTTCTTATAGTGGTGGTGAGGTTATTCCTTTCAATTTTTCTTCTCCTCTTGTTTTTGAGACTTCTATTTATTGGGCGCATGGTAGCCCTTCTATTAATATGAGTGCTAATTTAACTTTTTCGGGGTGGCTTGAGAATGCCTGATACTAATATAGGAAGCACAGAAGAGAGTAATTTGGATAATGCTATTGCTGTTTTTAGTTTTCCTGATGAGAGTCTTGATGGTGCTACTGGCGATGGTGAATTAACTTATCTTAATGGTGATTGGAATAAGGATTTCGGTTATTACTTGTCTGTTCCTGAGTTCAAGACTGCTGTTGATACAAAGGCTTTATGGACTGCTGGAGGCGGTTATGAGTCTGACGATTCTACTATTATGTTGCTTGACATGATTAGAGGCAACGGAAAGGATAGTTTCGTTGATATACTTAAGAACATGGTTAAGATTAAGACTATAACTGGCGATTCTTACGCTGAGATTATTCGTGACAAAAATGATATCTTAGTTAATCTTAAACCATTAGACCCATCAACTATCAAAATCGTTCAGAATAAGAGTGGGAGAATTGTTCGTTATGAGCAAGTATCTAAGTCTAAGACTCCTAACAAGCGTTTCAAGCCTGATAGCCTATTTCATTTGACTCACGAGAGGATTGGAGATTCTATTCATGGAACTCGTATTATTACTAGTCTTAAGTGGCTTATTGACGCACGTGGAGAGGCCATGGATGATTGGCGAAAGGTTCTTCGTAGAAACTTGAGGCCTATGCGTATATGGTATCTTGACACTGATAATGAGACGGAAGTTGCCTCTTTCAAGCAGAAAACTGACAGTGCTTATGGTAATACTGAGAACATTTATGTTCCTAAAGGAACAGTCGAGACTGAAATAGCCTCTGTCGCTCCTAATCAAACACTCAACCCACTTCAATGGATTGAGAAGCTTAACGATTATTTTTTTCAGGCTGTCATGGTTCCTCAGATTATTGTTGGTCAGGGTAAAGAGTTCACTGATGCTAGTGGTAAAATTGTTTATTTATCTTATGAGCAAAGTGTCAAGTCTGAGCAGCTTTACATTGAGAATCAGATTTTGATTCAGCTTAATCTTGAGATTAAACTTGTCAAGCCTGCAAGTCTTCAAAACGAGTTATTAAGCTCTAATGAGAAGAGCCCTTTAAGTGGCGCTTCTGAGCCTAACGATGAAAAGGTTGAGATGGAGGGTAAGAAATGATTGAGTCAGAGTTTATTAATCTTATTTCAGCTGTTGGTTTTCCTATTGCTATGTGTTTTTGGTTTATGTTTAGGACTGAGAAGGTTATTAATAATAATACTAAGGCTCTTGATAGTTTTAAGGGGTGTAATAAATGAAGTCAGGCTATGTTAAACCTAAGAAGATGAAGGTTACCACTACTGGAGATTCTAGGGTTATTAGTTCTCATAATGCTACTGTTACCCATAAAAGTGGAAATTCTCGTTCTAATCCTACTAATAAGACTACTAGTTCTAGTCCTACTACTGCTAACGCTGCTTTAATATCACCTATATCACCTACCTCAAATTCTGCTAGTGAGGAGGTTCCCTCATCTCCCTCCTCTACTAGCGTTTCTACTGGACAGGGTTTCGGAGGAGGAGGAAGCGGAAGTAGTGTTGATTATGACCCTAATAACCTAGCTCGAGGAACTAGAGAAGTGACAGGCGGGAACATAACTACTGAACAAATGGGTTTTAGTGGTGGCTTAGGGATGGGATTAAGTAGAGAAATAGCAAAAGATGCTGCTAAAAACACTGCCGGATTTTTTAAAAAAAATCTTGTTAAAGTTGAAGAGTTTGCTCTTCCAAAATTATCTCCCACTAATAATCTTAAAAACCTTCCAGAAGAAGTGGTCGAAAACGTTTTAAAAAAAGGAGACCCTCTTATCACTAAAGTAATGAGCTTGTTTGATGATGTTGGCGGGCGTTATGTTGGTAAAACTAGAAATTATGTTGGTAAAATCGCTAAATCTAATAAGTTAGACGACGCTTTAAGAATAGGTAATAAACCTGTAAATAGTGTTGGTGATAAAATCATCCCCTCTATTAATACTAAGAGCTTATTAGGAATAAGGAAACAATATTTCGCTGCTGGTTTTGGTTTGACTGCTGCTTTTATTTTAGCTAAAGAAAGCGCTTCTAGCAAAGTATTTTCAAATTTTCAGCTTGCAGAGGGTGTTGATAAACTTAATTATGCTAGAACTAGAGCTGTTGAACTTGAAGGAGAAGGCGGCGTCATTGTCGCTGAACTTGATGATGCTCTTTATGATTTGTTAAATCAAACTGCTTGGCAGAATGCTAAGTCTCGTATGCCTTGGATTGGTGGTAATGTTGGAACTGCTCAGAATCTTGAGTCTGCTGAGCTTGCTAATGCAGCATATAAAAAGATGGAACAGATTATAGTTCAGGGTGGTGGTTCTGCTATTAATGAGTATGATATTGCTCGACAAGAAAAGATTTCTGCTGAGGCTCAAATAGTAGATTATTATAATGAACAAAGAGTTATAGCTGCAAATAACTCTCGTATTGCTGATATTAATGCTCGTAATGAGGATGCTCAGTTTTGGAAGGATTACAAAGAAGACCTTTACAAGATTGAAGAAGAGCAAAATCAGAAGACTGCTGATTTTTGGAGTGAATACGCTAAGAAGAAAGCTGAGTATGAAGCTCACGAAGCAGCTAACTTTGGCAAACTAACATTCGGATTACTTTAGGCTTATGACTCTAGATCATAACTTCCCCTAGGGAAGTGATGGTCTGATTCACAAGAATACAACAAAAAAAAGGTAGCCTATTTAGGCGATATACACCGAACGAGGAAAAGAAAATGAACATGAAAGAAGCCGCAGAGGCATACGAAAAGAAAACAACACTGAACATAAGCGACCTAGAAAACGTGCCTTTAAACGTGCAGCTAGAAGAAAGAATTATCAGAAAAGGAGAGCCTGACGAATTCACAATAACAGTTGCTATTGTTGGCGAAGAAGAATACCGAGTTCCAAAGAGTGTTCTAGGACAAGTCCAAGCGTTGCTAGCTGACTCAAGAACTAAGAACATGAAGGCTTTTAGTGTATTGAGAACTGGCAAGACTAAAGACGACACAAGATACCAAGTAGTTCCAAGAGGGGTATAAAATGAGCGAAGAACTAACTGAGAAACCAAACAGCGTGACAATCTCTGTAAATGCGAAAGGATTATGGAGCGGACACATAAAAGTTTATGAAGCTAATATTGACGACGCATACGAATCAGCTTTCAAAAAAGCCGAACAACTAGAAGAAATTATCAAAGAAAAAAACAAGAGTGATATACTATGAGCGATGATGAACCAACTAGGAAGGAAGTTGAGAAGATTGAGAAAAGAGACATGATAGCTGAGGCTAATCAAGCAGCTGCAAGAATTGAGACTGCTAATCTTAAGATGAGTGACAATATTTCTAAGATGGAGTCTATGATGGTGGAAAAGACTCTTGCTGGAACGGCTGAGGTCACTCCGCCTGAGAAGAAAGAGGAGACTGACGCTGAATACGCTGCTAGGGTGATTAGTAATGAGTAAGATTCCGAAAGACTTAGGCCTAAAGATGGGCAGTAAAGAAATGGTTTTATGGACTCAAGTAATCAAGGAAACTAAGGCTATGATTGAGCAAGCTGACAACAACTTGATAATTCAAAAGGTTGTTTTACGACAAGCCGAGGATGAACTAGCTAGAGTAACTGCTATATTTGAAAAAGTTTAAATAGTAGCAACCCCATAGACCGCTTTATGGCATTAGAAACCACTCTCGTAGTTGAGACAAGCACACCAGTTTCTTTTACTTGCGCCGATGGAACGGCAATCCCAAAAGGCTCTATTCTAAAAGTTGCAGACCTAGCAGTAGTAAGCATTACTACTGGAGACACCGATTTAGTTATTGGTATTGCAGCTGAGGAAAAGATAGCCAGTGATGGAAGAACAAGTATTGGAGTTTACATGAACGGCATCTTCAAAGGTTACGCAGGCTTAGGCGCTGTAACTGCTGGAAGAGCAATTATCACTGACACAGGAACAGGCGCAGCTAACGAACTAGTTATTGCTGACACTAACTCCGAAGCGATTGTCGGAAGAGCATTGGAAACAGCGACAGATGGAGAAACATTCTTGTTTCACCTAAACCCTTCAACAATGGAGTTGGTATAAAATGGCTGATTCAAGCGGAGAACAGGACATAAGAGGATTAAACATCGACAAGCTAGCTAAAGGCTTCGCTGATGAAAGCAACCTCTTCAAGAACTTTGTCACTAAAAGCAAGACTAACGCAAGAGAGATTAGATGGTATAAGAAAACATCAGGATTCCTTGAAAGCGTTACCACGACAGGCATGACTGGAGACAGAATCGCTAACGTGGCTGATAAAGCACTCCCAATGGTTGTCGAGCAAAGTTGGACTAGACAAACAAGCTACATCAAAAAGTATTTTGTTGAATCACCAACAATAAGCATGGAGGACATTAAGGACAGTGACATTGACATCTTAGCAACTAACGTCCGTGACCTTGTTCGTGCTGTTGCTCGTAAGGTTGATAAAAGAATCTTCGACGTTATAACAGAAGAACTTTCACCAAGTAATATTAACACTGCGGCCGCAACTGGAACAGGATGGGATGACGCCACAAACGGAAACCCAATAAAAGACATCTTAGTTGGTAAGCGTAAGATAAGACAAGCTAGTTATGACCCTGAAGGATGCGTATTAGCTATGAATCCTATTGAGCATGAATTTTTGCTCACTTGGCTCATTAGCACGAAAGGAAGTAGTATTCCAGCCTTCTCATCTCAGAAGGTTGTAAGCGGTGTAGTTATGGAATTACTCGGTTGCAACGTTGTAGTATCAGAAAACGTTACTACTGATTACGTTGCCATGTGGGTTCCTAGTCGAGCTGCTACATGGAAGAGCTTTGTTCCTATAACAAGCGTTGTTATTAATGACCCAGGAATCGGTAAGAAGATTCGTGTTTGGGAAGAAGGCGAGTGTTTACTCACTGACCCTAAAGCAGTGAATCTTATCACTGACACAACCACATAAAGCTAAACTTTTTTTCTTTTTTTTATTATTATTATTAGGAGGAACTACCATGACGAAAGAAAATGCTATACGACTTCACGCTCACTACATCAAAACTGGTAATTTAGCAGCCGCTAAAGAACTAGCTAACAAGGTTCCTAAAGAGGAACCAGTTGAAGAACCAAAGCCAGTCAAGACTAAGAAGAAGAGAGGCTTCAAGCGATAATGGCTACTCACAACGAGAAAGAAATAA